CCATCAACTTTTTGTGTTACAGAATATGTATTTTTATACAAAAGTGATGATACATCTCCTCTTTCTAATGTAATAGGCATTCCACCTATAAATCTTGAGGTGTCATATGTTTCATTTTTAGTTAAAAACTTCCTAACTAATGTATGAAATTGTTCTTCTACTTTTTTATCACGTAGCAATTCCATTATGTATTATTATAATGCATACATTTTATTTTAATATTGGTTATTTTTTGTAATTTATTTCTTAAGATTAAACTAATGAATTGTTTATTTTAGTTAATTATTTTATATTTATATTAATAAATGAATAACTATAATTATTTATTGATTATTATTCTTGTAATTATACTTGCATGTAATTCTAGAAGAATATATGAAATAATAAATAGAGGATATAAATATTTAAATAAAAAAGAATATAAACTTATTAAGAAGGGAAAATATAACTATGATGAAGAAAAATTAAGAAATGATTCTATTAAGGAAAAAAGTATATATGATATTCCAAATAATATATTCCAGATATACATAAATCAAACTGAAATCCCATATGAAATAGAAGATAATATTAATTTTATTAAAAATATAAATCCAGATTGGAAATATTACCTTATTACAGATAAAAATATAAATATTTGGTTAAATAAAATAAATGATCAAAAGTTTATTAAGATATATAATGATATATCAAATTCTTATCCAGCCGCAAAATCAGATTTATTAAGATACCTCTTAATGAAATATTACGGAGGTGTATATTTAGATATTAAATCAACATGTACATCTCCACTTAATGATATTGTAGAACCCAAAATAATGCTTTTCAAATGGTGTGTCATATATACAGGGTTAATAGATTTATGCGCTGGTCCTAGAAGAGGTAGAAAATATTTAAATGAATTAGTTCAATGGGTTTTAGTATACCCTAAGGGTCATTTTTTTATAGATGCTGTTTTAAATAATATAGAAAAAAAATACACGGAGTATAAAGAAAATAATAACATTAAACAGGATATTTTTGCTTTTACTGGTCCAGATATTTATACAGATAGTATCATGCCATTAATAAATGATAAAAATAGTATAGTATATCCTAGTTTTATTGATAAAAATTTTGTATACTCCATATTAAAATATAATCATAAATGTTATAGTAAATCTAAGCATTATTCTATTATTAATGATAAAATAATAAATTAGCGTCTATCTGGGGATAAATAAGGATATTCCAAGAATGCAAAGATGTCTTCCTCTGTTTCTGGATACTCTTTTTCTATTTTTGTAAGATATTCTCTTTCAGTTACAGGATTACCAGATGGACTGTTATGTGTTAGATTTCTTTCATTAAGAGAATAGCCTTTTTTAAGAGCATGAGATCTCATCTTTACATTAAACTCTTTTGAGCCAGTTGTAAATAATAGTGCAAATGGATAAACACTTAAGGGATAATAAAATATGTCTAGATGGCGATACACTTCATCTATAATTGCAACAACCATTACTTTTGTATTACCTTTTGAAATTACATTTGTTTCATTAATTACATTCTTAATTATTAATTTAGAATAAAATGTATTCATCAATTCGGGAACATAAGGATCAGTTGTAATTAACAAGTCTATATCTCCAGAGTCTTGTTTATTCCTACGATACGAACCCGTAACATTAAAATTATATTTAGTTATATTTAATTCTCTTACAGTTTCAATAAAAGTTTCTCGAAGTATTTCATCCCATGTGTCCATTTCAGAGCGCGGTATTCGTTGTTTAAGATCATTGAGATGTAGAAGACCTATAGCTTGTTTTGAAGTTACTATTTTAGGATTTGTTTCATAAACTTGTAATAGATCTTCTACATTTTTTATATTATTTTCTTTGAACAATTTCATTGCTACACTTGGACCTATACCTGGAATCTGAGTTAATTCAGACAATGCGTGAGACTCTGTATCATCTATTATTCCTTCAAGAGTTCCGGTTTTGAGAATGATGTCTATCTTTTGCATAATAGCACTTTTCCATGTACCGTTTTTAGCTTTAAATTGTTCTTCATCTGGTAGTTTCATACCGCCTTCACGAAGAACTCTAAGATAATCTTCTATTGTTACTAAATTGTCTGTATCATTAAGAATCTGAACAGCTTGCTTGTAAAACTTAATTTTGAATTGCCAATTTGGTTCTTTTTCGGTAGTTATCTTATTCATTAATTTTGTAAGTATACTTTTAACTTCCTTTACAGATTTCTTTGCAGTGGGCTTAGAGATGTCATCACGGATACCACGATAAACAGGATGTCTTGGAACTCCGTCTTTAGTCATTTCCATATAACTAAAGGAAATAATACTTCCAATTGGGATATATTCGGGATGACCGGGAATGATATAGTTTTCTCTTTGAGAGTCTGTAAAACCTGTTCCAATCTGGGTAAAAACACCGGTTGGTTTAGAATCTACAAGCATTTCACACTTTAATGATCCAAGAAGTCCTTTTAGTCTTCCATCTCCTAATATATACTCTCGAAGTATACATTCTGCGTCTTCTTTTATTTTATACTTTAGCATATATTTGCTTCTTTTAAGTTCATAAGGAGATCCAGGTGCTCTTAACATTATACCCTCTGCTCCTTGACTTGTTAACCGGGTATACAATTCAACAAGTTGTTCCATTGTTTTAATTTTAACTTGTTCTGTAAACTGTATTGGAAAAATTTTCTTACCAGCATAATTTAGTTTATTCCAACACATTTTACGATCAGAAACTACAGTTTGTAAAATTTTCATCCTTTGTTCAAATGGAAATGTTAAATTGGGTATATCAAAAACTTTAAATATAACTGGCGGATCTTCATTTCCGGCCCAAATACCTTCTATTTGTTCCTGTGTGTAACTTTTACCTGGTTTAATAGTAGAAAGTCTACTTGTTTTTTGAAAAAGACCTCTTCCTATCCATATCTCTCCATCAAGAGGAATACCGGGTGGAAGAGTCATTTTAAACCACTCGGGAACATATGTATAAACTTTTGGTTTACCAACACCTGAACCACGTGAAATCATTTTTTCTCCATCCCAAAGTGCTCGAATACCATCCCATTTTTCAGATGCCCACCAATTAATAGGAGGTTCTGTGATATTAAGACTTTTAGAAAGTTTATCTGTTAATTTAATTATTTCACCTGTTTTAGAATCATACAAGTTCTGCGCTGTCATAACTTTTAAGTTATCAACATACGTTTTATCATCTGATGTTGAAATTACTTGAACTTCTGGAAATACTGCTTGATATCCTTGAAAACAAATCTTTGACTTTTCTTTGTATTTTCTAAAGTTTTCAAAGGAATCAAATCCAGATCTCATAGATATCATATTAAGACAATTAAGTAATTTTTGTCGTTGTAAATCATTTAACGACATCTTATTTCTTAATATAATATAATTTATTTTTAAGTAATTTAAAATTTAGTAAATTTAACATATCAATAAAGGTTCATTAATTTGTGAATAATGCAAAGCATTCACATTATTATATTCTTTATAGTGATAAGTCCACATTTCCATTAAATATTTAGAATTAGCATATTGTATACAATTATCAAAACTTGGCTTTGTTATTGTAAAATCTTTAAAATTAGGATTATTTATCAAATAATTATCTATTACATAAGTCATCATTGTTGGTCCTGTAGTAGCTAGGACAATTGGTTTACCTTTAAACAACTTCCTCATTGTACTATTAATTAATGTATTAGTTTTTGGATATAATATATTTTTAATACACTTGTCTAAAATAGCTTTCATCATAGGATGTTCTTTTTCACATGCTAACCAATATTGTTCCCATTCTCCAATCTTTGATGCAAATATTAGATTATTAAATTTAAAAATTTCTTTATCACCTGTATAACTGTATCCTTGCCATTTACTTAAAAGAAATGCATCATTATTTCCAAGTTTATCTTTAATAGAACAGGTTGCAAATGTTTTAATATCCATATAAAATCCTCCATTTTTATATAAAATTGCATATCTAAATAAATCTGCACGTGCTGCTCCATATTTAGGATTTATACAATTATATGCTCTTTTAAGACCGGGATAATGAAAATCATTAATAAAATTATTTACATCTAAGTCGGTATATAATTTTTGTTGAAATCCGGGATTATTTTCGGCAGTGATATCCCAAGCTTCTTTAAACTGTTTATTTAATACTTCATTCTTCCATGTTCTATATATTATAAAGGGTATTCTAAAGGTCTTAGATTTGGTAAATTTATTACCAATAAAAAGATCTAAATCTTTACCTTTTATATACTCCGTAATTATATGTTTGGTACTATTCATTTTTTCATATAAGAAAAAGTCTATGACATTTTTATTAACGTAGTGTATTACAAGTATTATTAATACAATAAGAATCATTGTTAAAATAATCCAATATCGTTTAATAAATTTGATTAGATCCATTATAGTTTATAAAAATATTTTATTATTTATCAATATCATCTAATATAATTTTAAGATCCGGTTTTGGTATATTTCTTAAATTTGAAGTCATTTCATCGTAAGAAGGATGTCTTGAATATTTAGTTTGAAAAGAATCTATAAATGATTTTACAGTATTTACATTAGATTTATAATTTTCCCGTTCTGTATTTAATTTTTTAATTTGAACCTTGTCTTCTATATTAATTTCAACCTGTGGTGGAGTCTTGTAAATAACATCTTTAAGAGTAGAAAGTTCATTAAATATCTCTGGTTTAATTAATCTATTAAAGTTTTTAAGTTTTCTTGCATTTTCAGCCTTATCTTTTCCTTTAGTTAATTCTTCTCTGAATACATTTAAAGTATCTTTATCTATGTTAGGAGATGTTTCCATTAGTCTATCAAACTCATCTCTTGCATTTTTCATAAAATAAGTAACATCAGCTCTTTCTTCAGGAGCTTTAATAAGTTCAAGTCTTATACTTCTATGAAACTTATCCCATGCTATAGAAGCAACACGATGACTTTCTGTTAATTCATTAAGTTTTAAAAATTGTGCTATTGTTGTTATAATTCCGGCTAAAATATTAACACTTCCTATAGTTATAGAACATATATCTTGATATTCAATTGGTATTCTTTCTAGTGCAAAATTTGCAGTACCGGTTAATGTTGACATAATAATTACGGGTATTGTAAACATATTTCTTTTAATATGATACTTAAGATATGATTTATTATGAAGCCAATTATAACACGATGCTTTATCTGCCCAGTCAATAAAAATAGTTTCATGATGCCCCTCCCATGGTACACACTCTCTTAATGTAGTACTACTATCACTCATTTATATATTATAAAATATTATATTATATTATATTATTATAGTATGATAGATAATGAAAAGTTTATTTATATAGAAGATTGTAAAAATGATATAATACGTCTTATAAAAGAACTTAATTTAAAATCTGATAATCTAGATGACATTTATAAAGAATATTTAAAAGAAGCTGTAAAGCGCGAAGATTATTTAATGTCTTTAGATGTACTTTTTTTTCAAATAGAACTCACTAAGAAAGATATTTTAAATTATACAAATCTATTTGAAAGTTTTATATCTAAAATGTATGGTCAATATTATAAACTTCACTGCAAAATTTATTCATTTGTTAAAAATGAATCTGAAATAATGGATTTTTTAAATAATTTAAATCTAGAACACGATTTTATTCCATTTAATGACCTTGATGAAAAGAAATATTCTTTTGAGCAAATTCAAACTGTCCATAATGTAATTACATCTATAATAAATACTATGCAACAATACATCTCTCGTCAAAAGTATACAGTAGAAGATGATGAAATAAGAACAAAAAAGGGTATAAATATAAATCATTTAGTATTTGAAAAAACACACGATATTGAGATATATTCTCAGAGATGTAAATTGTATTCTAAGATTCTTAAAAATTATTATGATTATCAGACAAAATTTATGAAAAGAATGATGTTAAAATTAAAACTTTTATTTTTCCAATTAGATTCTGATATTCAATTTGAAACAGTAACACATTCTAGAGGAAGAAGTTCAGTTACACATAAAATAGATAATACACTACAAATAAATAAAAATTCAAATAATTTAGAACAAGTACTTTTATCAGAATTAGATATTTCGCATTCACCTATAAAGAATACCGAAGTATCTAAAAATATTTTTCAATCAATATACGATATATTTTTTAAAAGAATTCTTTGGTTTATTTGTATTAAGAATTGAAGTGTTTTTCGAAAGAAGCTATTGTATTTGGACATAGATCAGAAATTAAATCTTTCATCGCATCTGAATATTCCTTTATTTCTACTTGAGCATTAATAGCTGATCTTAGTTTAATAAAATTCATGAGATTATGAAGATCAATACACCAATAAAACTCTGTATACATATTAAGTGGCAGTCCAATTCGTGCCATTTCTTTGGAAACACCTCGATCTACAAGCATTTTATAAGTATTGTATTGTTTATAAGAATTTGAAATATAGTCATTATACAATTGTTTTGTATGTTCATCATGTATTTCATTACCAGACATTTGCTTATTAAGTTTACCCTGATCATAAATCTTATCTGGAACATAAAATTGAGGATTTAGAACTGAATATCTTCCGGATATTTCATTTACATTAGCAGTTCTGTGACGAATCCATTGTCTCTGAACAAAAATTGGGGCTTTAATATGAAACTTAAATTTAACCATTTCAAATGGAGAGGTATGTTTATGTCTTATGAGAAAATCAATAAGACGAACATCTTTTTCACATGTCTTTAGCCCCTCATTAAATGATACTCTGGCCGCCTGAACAATAGCGTAATCACACATTAGGTGTTTACAATTATTAGGAATAACACGGGGCATACAGTCTACAAGCCTTACAAAACCGTATGTACCAATTGGAATCATTTTATCTTGAAGACTAATAGCAAATTCTGTAATAGGTTTTTTATCTGGAAAATCTAAAAAATTTGTTCTCTTTGGAATTTGAGGATAAACACTATTAATAATTCTTACAGATTTTTTCAACGAATTCATTTTATAAAAATGTATAAATTACTCTTTTAAACCATTTAAAAAAATAGAATATACATTTGTATAAAATGTCTCTATTTCTTAATATTGATCCAGATGATGATCACTACTGGAAAAATCATCCAACTTATAAAAAAGCAGAAAAAAATGAAGACGTCGGTCTTGATATCCCTATGCAAACGTCTATAATTGTACCCCCGAAAGCAGTATCATTTAAAATTGATCTTGGAATTAAACTTGATGCAAATAACGGATATATGCTAGTTCCAAGAAGTTCTATCATTAAGACTACTATTAGAATGTCAAATAGCATTGGGATAATTGATAAAAAGTATCGGGGAAAACTAATTGCAGCTGTAGACAACATTTCAGATCGAGAAGTTTTTCTTCAAGAAGGAAACTGTTATTTTCAGATTGTGTCATTTAATGGAAAACTTCCAAGATATCAACTTATAGATAACCTAGATTGTAACACCTCTAGAGGTGATGGGGGTTTTGGTAGTACAGGTGCTTCAAATTTTTAAAGTTTCAAGTGTTAATTTTGAAGCTATTTGTTCAGATTCTTTTTTTGTTTTACCAGTTCCTTGTGAATAGTGTTCTCCTTTAATTATAACAACACTCGTAAATATTTTTTTATGAGCTGGACCATTTGTAAATAAAAGTTCATATTCTGGATTAACTTGAAGTGTTTGTTGACATTTTCTTAAGAGTATATCTTTATAGTTTGTATCTTCTTCTACTACATTTAGATCTATAAATTGTTCAATTAATCTTAGTACAAAAGCTTTTGTATATTTAAATCCAAGATCTGTATGAAGTGAACATAAAAAAGCTTCGAATATGTCTTCTAAAATACGATCATTATTTCTTCCCCCAATTGTCTCAACATTCTTACTTATTATTAAAAATTTGTTTAGATTTATTTTTTTTGCTAAATAAGCTAATGTTTTTCCATTAACTAATTTAGTTCTAATTCTAGTTAGGTATCCTTCTTCTTTATCCGGATATTTATTAAAAATGTATTCTGCTATAATCAAATTTAATACAGAATCTCCAAGAAATTCAAATCTCTCATAAGAAGTTTTATACTCCTCAATTTCTTGATCTGCCAAAAAACGAAGCACACTTTTATGAATAAAAGCTTTTTGATATAACAACACATTAATAGGACTAAAACCTGTAATCTTATTAATGTCTTCTCTCGTTATACACGTGTTATTTTCATTAAAACTATAAAATATACTCATTATAAATTATTTATTACTTAATATTTTTTTTAAGTTCATTTAATTTTTGTAAAATTAAGACTCCCTGTCATTTTACAACAGGCATTAAAAATGTCATTTATTTTTAATATGCTCGAATCAGTAATATAACGACTACTTACAATCATTTTATTTGACAATAATACAAGACTAAACGTATATTTATCTTCTAGATACATATGTTGATGTTTTACTGAAAATGTATGGTGTTTACGCGTATAATTTATATTCTGCTCTGTGTATTCTTCTGAATTATATTTTCTATCTAAATTTTTTGTAGATGCCGTTAATAGTATATCAAATGGGCCATTTGTTTTAAAAATCAAAGTGTCTATAATTTTATGTGGAATATCAGAAAACTTTTCATCAGTTTCTTCGACTACTTCATCCCATTTTTCACATGATTCCAATAAATTGTAAATGGCATCGTAATATTTTTTATCAAATAAGCTCTGATCAAATCCAAATGTGTCAGAGTATTTTCCAAGAGTAAATGAAATTATAACATTTTTATTGGTTTTATAAGTATCTATAAATCCTAAGATATCTCTATTCATTTAATAAATAATTACATTTTTTAATTTACGTTATCTTTAATACATTTAAAAAAATGTAATTATTTATAACTAATGGAGGAGGCTTGTACTTTTGTTTCTATTAATGGTATAGCAAGAACTTGTAATGTATTTCCAAAATGTATACAACACAATAGCGAAACATTTAATGCAGAAGATTATGCATGTATTAAAAATGGTGATTCTGTTTTTATAGTAACAAATTGTATTAAACATTTTGTAAAAGAAGTTTTGCCAAGACTTAAAGAAGAATCTATTAAAATTAAAGTAGTAACTGGAGCATCTGACATAGGCGTACCAAATCAGCTAGACTCTCTTGACAATGTTAATTACTTGAGTATATTTGGGCATACTATTATTCATTGGTTTTGTCAAAACTTTGATAACGGTACAGACATAGAAGAGTATACATGCATACCACTAGGTTTAGATTTTCATACAAATAAAGATATTACTCCTCAAGATCAAGAAAAGAAATTGATAGAATTGTATAAGAGTGGTGCCCCATTTGAAGATAGACTTAAAAAAAGTTTATCATGTTTTCAATTTAGACTATTTTCAGATAAAAATCATGATAAGTGGAAGGCTATGGAAGTATTAAATGAACTTGATTTTAATGATGTTCTAAAAGAACGAAAAGATCGTGAATATCTATGGAACCTTATGTCTAAGTATAGATTTATTATTTGTCCAAAAAGTTCTGGGACTGATACTCATTTAATTTATGAAAGTATAGCATTAGGATGTGTTCCAATTACACAAAAAAGCACAATAAGTCATATGCATGTAGATTTACCTATATTAATTCTTGATAACTGGAATGAACTTACA